CACTGCGGTTGCGCGGGGTTCGAGCTTCGCGATCGCTGCCAGCGCCTGGTTGCGCTGGTCCTGCCGGATCCCTAGGGAATTGTCCTCCGCGTAGGACGTCAGGCTTGTGAGAGCACCGGAGATTTTCGTGTAGTCGGCGTCCTGATCCGCGGCGAGCGCGCGCGCGGCCGCCATTGTTGAATCAAATTGGTTTTGCTTGGAGCGCAGTTCCGCCTGGCGTTCGTCCCGCTGGCGCTCTTCGCGCTCCTGCGTTTCACGCGTTCCTGCCTCCTGGGCGTCGATGTCGGCGCGGATCCGTTCGAGGATCGTGCGCTGCGGCGTCTCCCTGCCGATGGCGTTACCCTTGGTTTTCGTCGCCTCGAATTCGGCCATCGTCCGGGCGGCCAGAGATTCGTTGCCGGCGGCGGCGCGGACTTCGTTGCCCTGCGCGTCGCGCTCGGTGATCGACACCAAGGGATCCCCCGCGGTCGCGCGTTGCATGGCCTCGGGCTTCGAGACCGAGCCCAGGTTAAGGATTTCATTTTCGCGACCGGCCGCACTGAGTTCCTGCACCTTCTCCGCGGAGACGAGCGCCGGGTTATAGTGGAAAATTCCCCGGGGCGTCTGTACGCGTTCGAATCCGTCGGGTAGGTCGAGCGCTTCCTTTGTTTTTGCAGGAAACATCATCGCCGGGCGCTTGCCCTCGAGGAGCTGCGCTTGCTGGGCCTCGAGCGTCTTCCGCGACTCCTGCACGTTTTGGCCGGTGTCGAGGAGTGCGGACACTCCTTCGGCTCCGCCGCGGATCCCGCCGCCGGCGATGCCGCCGACAAGCGCCGCTTGGCCAACTCCCTCGCTTAACGTGCGGTCCCGCTCGTAGAGCCCCATGGCTACGGCGTTGCCTGCCACCTGCTGCACGGCTTCGGTGCCGGCCTCGGTTGCGGCCGCACCCATCACGTTGCCCGCGACTTTCGAAGCGGTGCGCGCCCCGGCCTTGCCTTTCTTCAGAAGGTCGAGCACGGGCCCGAGCTGCATTTTGTCGGCGGCGAATTCGAGGGCCGCTTGCGGCATGTTACCCAGACCGGCCACGGCCGCCGTTCCTTCGTCCGCACCGTGTTGTTTCGCGTCCTGGTAGCCCTGGTCATACATTTGACCGATGGCGGTCGGTAAGCCCAAGCCTGAGAGCATGGCGGGGATCTGGCTGCCGATCTGTCCTACGGCCGCCGTCACGCCCCCGAAGGTGCTGCCGGCAAAGTCTCGATCGATCGGGAGGGCGGCGTCGACCTTCTGGCGGCGGGCCTGCAGGAAATCGGCGTCCTTCTTTAGGTAGTCCATGCCGGCGGTCATCGCTTGGCCGACCATGCCGCTCTGCTCGATTGCCGGGCGCATCTGCGCCGTGTTCGCTCGGATCGTCTGGAGCGCTGCCGCCTTCTGTTCGGGCGATTGTCCGCTGTCGGCTCCCCCAGCCTGCCGGCCTTTCGTGTAGAATTCGGCGATCTTACCCACCATCTCCGGCGCGGAGGACAGCATGCGCTCGCCTCCCTCGATCGCTCCGGTCCATCCCTCGTGAGCCGAGCGCACCAGGGTGTTTACGGTGTCCTTCAGATCGCTCTGCTTATCGTAGACTCCGTTTTTCTCGATGTACTCGTCCGGATCGAACGCTTTCCGCTGCGGTTTCCCCGCAAGGTAAGCGTCGGGATCGAACGTCGATGTCGGCGCGGTGGTCGGCTGAGGCTTGCCGGCCAGATACAAATCGGGGTCGAAACTCATCGGGCACTATTAAAATGCTTCTGGAGAATGGCCTGGGCGCGCGGGTCATTGGGATTGGCCCGAGCCCACTGAATTGCTTGCTGGTCCTCGGCAGTGAGCGGTTTCGCCCCGCCTTGCACCTGCGCGGTCCCGGGCCCCACGCCCGGGGACATCGGCGGCGTTTGCTGCGCGGCGATCATTCCCACGGCCGCTTTGATTTCGTCGAGCGGTAGCCTCATCTTCGCTTTGCCTCCACGTCCTGCGACAATGTCTTCCTCGCTACCGTAAGGCATTTCCAGTTCCCCCATTTCCGGCTTTGGCGTTGCCGGCTTCAGTGGATCCATGGAGGTGATTCGCGAGAGCTTCTCCTGTGTGGGCGTGATCTTCTCGATGTCGCCCGTGTCAAGGGCGGCGACGGCCTCCTGAATCCCTGAGCTCTTCATCTTGTCGTACAGGTCCAGGTCGGAGGCCATTTTCCCGAAGGGCGTGGTCGGTGCAGCCGGCCTGACTGGCGCTTGCGGGCGCGGCTGCCCCTGACGATCGAGGGCCCCTACCTGCGCGCTCAGCAATCTTTCCCGGCCGCTGCGGTCCTGCGAGCGCTCGATCGTTCGATCCATGTCGTCCTCCATCTTGTAAAGGCGTTGCTGCCGGTCGCGCTGCGTGTCCGCTTTGATGCGCTCGGTAAGCTGTTCCTTTTGGAACCGGTCCTGCCGCTCCTCGCGCTCGAGCTGGAGTTTGATCTCCGCCGCGCGATCCTCGCGGCTCTTCGCCCGATCCTCTCGGTCTGCTTTGAGCCGTTTGGCGCTAAGGATCACCCCGGCGCCCTGAGAAAATCCGTCCATGAAGCTCATATGTGTATCTCCTTTGAAAGTTACATGAACATGGCGGCCATCCCGGCCATCCCCACGGCCCCGCCGATGGCACTGCTCATTTGTTTGTTCGATTCGGCGACATTCGCCGATTTCTGCTGATAGCTCTGCTGCGCAAAGCCGGTCGAATTGGTCCCCGCGTTGCCGTTCGTAAATTGGAACGGGTTACTCTGCGTGATCTGCGTCGGGTTGAGGTTCGGCCCCGAGGTCGTCGTCGCTTGGAAGTTCGGAATATTGGGCGAATACCCTCCCGCCGAAAAGTTCGGCATGAGAGGATTGACCGGTTGCGCTGCGGAAATGTTCGCTCCGGTGAACATCCCCTGCGGATTCGCCCGCTGAGCGGCCGAGCTGTTCGGCGCAACCTGCTGGATCGTGTTGTTTACACCCACCGATCCCACGTTCGAATTGGGATTATAGAGTGCGGCCGAGTTCCCAACCGACATTCCCGCGTACTGCCCACCCTTCGCGGTATCCGAATTGACCTTAAATTGCGCCATTGGATCGGCCACGCCGTAGGCCTGCACTCCGCTTTGCGCCTGATAGGCAAGCGCGGGGTTCGAGACGTCGGCCCCCTTGTATCCGGTTTGTGGAGCGAACAGCTGCGGAGCCAAGTCCGCACTCATGGTTGCGGCAGCCCCCCGGTTTACGGAAAAATCCCGGGTCGGATCCGAAATCTGCGAGGCGTTAAACTGGCGATTGGTCGAAAAATCCCGCATCGGGTCACTGGCGCCCATGGTCGCAAACTGCGGGAGGATGTCGCCCGAGTTAACGAAGTCCTGGGCGGCCGCCTGGCGCTGCGCCTTCATCCGGTCCTGGTAGTCGGTCTCGGCCAAGATCTCTTGCACCGCGGACGCCCCCCCCAGCACATTGCCGCGGGCGCCCTGGGCGCCCCGCATCTGATTTTGGAGCCGGCTGCGCTGCGGATCCGATAATTGATCCCCGAGCGCCAGGTCAGACATGACCTGCTGACCAAGCTGCTCCCTGGTATTGTACCGCGTTGCGTCCGTTTCCTTGATGCTCGCGAGGGCGGACCGGCGGCCGGCCGCTTGGTTCTCGAGCCCGGTCGCATTGAGTTGCGGCAACAGTTCATTCTGCAGCGCTGCACCCTGGCGGACAGCATTCACGCTCTGACTCATCCCTAGATTATCCGCCTCTCTTTGCATGCCTAGGTTCGCCCGGTTAATCTGCGGCATGAGCTCCTGGGACATGTTCGCCCCCATACGCATGGCTTTCCCAGACTGGGAAAGGCTTTGATCGTCCGCGGCAAGCTGCCGCTCCAAGTTGGACGCATTGAGCTTGTTCCCGTAGTCCATCGAGAGATCCATGCCCGCTTTGTAGGCGGTGCTCGAATCCTGCAGACTGGCTTTGTTTGCTTGGGACTGGTTGGCCATGTTCATGGCCTGCGTCTGCGGATTGTATTTCGCCATAAGCTCCGCCATCTGCTCGGAATTGAGCGTGGCGTCGGTCCGGCTTTGCGCATTTGCCGCCCTCTGATTTGCGATCTGTATCGCGGACATCCGGGGATTGATTTGGTCGGCGAGGTCTGCCGCGCCTAGCGCCGACTGCCGATTTTGTCCGTAATTGGTCTGGTAGGCGCGCGCGTCCGCGCCCTCGTTCTTCGATTGCACCTGGTCCTGCATCCCGATTTGCAGTTTATTGAGCATCGGCAGGATGTACTGTTGCAGTCCGGCCTGTTGGGTCGCGGCCGTGATTGCATTCTTTCTGCCGGAGGCGTTCGCATCGTCCTGCATATCGATCCCGAGCTTATTCAGGATCGGAAGCAGACTCGTCTGCATGTCCGTCGTCTGCTGCGCGCCTACTCGGTTCTGAACGGAATTCTGCGTAAAGGCCTGCTGCTGATCCTGGAGCGTTCTGTTGTTGATATTGAGGTCGTCAAACAAGGAATTCGCCGCCGTCGCCGCTTCCTTATTAAGCCCGATTGCCGAGCGAAACGCCTCCGACTGGGAATCGATCCCCAGTCTATTCATGAGCGGCATGAGTTCCGCCTGGAGATCGGCCACCGAGCGAGTGCCGACTTTACTCTGCGCCAAGGACTGATCGAACGCCTTTCGCTGGGATGTGAGCTCCGAGTCCGTAAACTGCGGACGGTACTTCAGCTCCATGTCGAGCCGGCTCTGCTCGCCCTTGGTCGCCGCGTCGAGTTGGGCCGCATAGCCCTGTTTCTGCATGTCCAGATTCAGGTTATTGAACTGCGGCAGAAGATCGAGGCTGTCGGTCAGCCGCTGGCGCTCGTACTGGCTCGCCATTTTGGAGCCTGCTTCCATGAGCCGGGTCTGGTTCGCGATGTCCAGTTCCGCCCGGCCGGCGTCGCCGGTGCCGTAGTCGAGGATCTTGCCGGGCAAGGGTCCTTGCGTCAAATATTGATTGAGCGACCGATTATTGTCTCCCGTCGCTGCTTGATGATCTTTGAGAAACTGGTCGAACGGCCGGGTGTCTCCGGCCTCCACGATCCTATCGTACTCCTGCTTGTACTGGGGCTCGAGTTCCGCTCGTGGAGGCGGCCCGCCGTCGGGCACTTTCGACAGGATGCCGGAATCGTCCATGTAATACTTGCCCCCTGTGCGCGAAGCGTTCTCGGCACCCAGCCGAATTGGAACGGAGGCTGCGTCCGCTTTGACGCCCTCGGAGTATGAACGGCTGTAGTCTGGTGCGGGAGGAGCGCTTTGTTTACCCATTAGAGTGGAAGTTTGCGGACGTTGGAATTGAACCGTGAAACCGAGTGAATGGCGGTGCGGTCGCCGTATTTGAGCCTGCGATAGGCGATCCACTCCCGGCGACCGACAATCGTGCAAAGCGCTTCCCAAACGATTTCCCGAGCGGCGGGGGTGTCGGCGATCACCATATCGACCGCCATCGTGTTGCCCCTTCGGTCAATGCTGTAGTGTTTGTCCGCATCGGCTTTTTGGACGGGCCGACCGAGCGCGATCGCCGCTACTTGGCCTTCGGCGTCCGGGAGCACTATCCAAAGGCGATGCAGCTGGAACCATTGCAGATACTCCTCGAGCCGGCCATCGGGCCATTTCTCGAGGTATTTTCCCAGCCGCTTGCGTGCAAACGCCGCGACCTGATCGACCAATGGATGCACCGGCGTGGCGTTCACCGCAAAACCTCCACGGTATCGATAAACGCCTGAAATTTGATTTCGCGAACGCGCAGATACCCGGCAGTCGAGGTCAGCCGGAGGCGCACTTCCCGGGCCCGGGGCTGGTCGCGCAGATGCCAGGAGCGGCGCAGGTGGGTGTCCGCCTGCAAAGTGAACGGCAACTGCACCGGCAGCTGCGGTAATTGATTGGTGCGCGCATCCGCCTCGATCATTGCTGCCGACCGTCCGTCGCCGATCAGTTCGACGTCGACATTGCCCGTCGAGCGCTCGAATTGGACCGCCACGGTAAAGAGCTGCTTGGGATTCTCGGGCGCTTGAAAGTTCCATGCCTTCGTCTCGATGACGGTCGCGATTTCGACGAAGGTGCCCAGCGAGGTCTGATCCCGCGAAACACCGGCATCGATCCGTAGCAACCTCCCTGCGGTGTCGCCCAGAATCGTCCGCTTGCGGTTGGCAAATTCAGTTTCGACGGCACACGTCGGGGAAAGCCCCGTCCAATACCCACTCCAGCGCCTTGTGACGGTGTTATAGGCAAGGACCGCGTTAGGGACCGTGGCCTCGTCGAGCGGGACCGAAAGGAGATAATAGTTATCCCAGACGACCGCATTGCTCGTGTCTGCGGTTTCCCAATTGATCCGGTCAATCGTCGGCTGAATATCCGCGGAAATATACACAGACTCGTTCACTCCGTCGGCTTGCTGGAGCCCGCGCAGACTGAGCACGCCCTTCGGCGAGAGGAGTAGCACCTCCTGCCCCAACATCCTGCAGGTGGCTCCCGCGACACACCCGACGCCCTCGCTGATCGCGCGCATCGACCAGTCTGCCAGGGTAGGCACGGTTGGATCCACAATCCAAATGCTTTGCCCCTTGGCAATAAACAGTTGTCCCGATTGGCCGGCAACGATCGCCCGGATCGGATCGCCGTTGCCGCGACCCACGCGGACGTAATTGGCGGACGAAAACTGTTGACCGTTCAGTGAGGTCGAAACGTAGAGGTAGTCATTGTCCACCGTATTGACCCCGGAGGCGATCACACGAAAAGCGGCGCCACCGGAATTACAGGTGAGTAGGATCGTAAAATCGGCGAGGGGGCTCCCTCCGCTAAAGTTTAAAACGTGGGTCACCGTCCAGGCAAGCCCGGTCCAAAACACTTCATAGTAGTTCAGCCCGTCGGACATGTAGACCTTGTCCACCAACTGACAAAACGAGACCGCGCGCGTGGTCGAAAGTGCCGGGCTAATCCCGGTGATCTCCGTTGCCGCTGCATTGATCGCGACCGAGGCGAGGTTATAGAGCCTCCCTGCCGTCACCATGAGGATCCGCTCGAATCCCGGGAGGTCGTAGAACCATTGACCTTGCACGGCGGAGGCCTGCGGCCGCGCGACCCACGAGGTCCCGGGCCGCGAGGATGCGGTCGCCGAGGTATCGAAGACAGCGTTGACCGCGGTGGTGAGCGACGCGTCGTCGAGCAGTGCGGGCGTCAGGGATTCCCTGACTCCTGCAAAAATGATCGTGCCCGCGGGCACGGTGGGATCGTCGAGGAGATCGTTGAACATCGCTTAGCGCCACGGGAGTTCGCCGGGGTAATCGTTGCCCTCGGGCGTGAGGCGCTGGCTCGCGGCCGATTGGTGGGTGTCGTTGTCGATCATCGTCTGCACGTGGCCCCCGGCCTCCATGTAGTGTTTGTCCGCTTTGGAATACTGGCGGAGCCACTGGCACAGATCGCCCAGGACGTAGGCCTGCATCGCTTGGTCGACCCCCTCGAGCTGGGGTTCGGAGAGATCGGTGGTGAGCTCAGGGCACTTCCTCTTGCAAAGGCAAAGGAGATCCTTCCCCACCTCCGGGGCCGGTACCAGGCGGAGCACGATCCGCCCCAAGCTGTCCTTGGGCCGTTCGATGTAGGCGACACTTTTGCCCACGGTGTTCCACGCCGCCGGATCCGTGCGAAACGGCAGATCGGCCGCGACACCCTCGAGCGATTCGGTCTCTCCCCACCGCGCATTGACCATTTTGCCGAGGGTCGTGTCGGTGAGGGTCACTTCCGAGGTCGCGGCCGGGACGGCTTGGGAGTGCGTGACCAACGAGCCCCGCCAGGTGCGCAGGTCCCAGATCATTTTCCAGCGCAGACGCGCGTAGGCCTTGGCCTCTTCGCGGGTGAGGTTGTCGTCGATCCCGACCTTTTTTGCGCAAAAACTGGCGTATTCGGCGAGGGTCATGAGGGAATTACCACGTGTGCTGCATGCAGGGGATCACCACCTTAATACTCCCGAGGTAGGCCTTGATCCACCGGGGGGAGCCGGTCGTGGGCGCGTTGGTCGTGCTCATGGTTCCCGACCCGGCGGACACTTCGGAATTCGCAAAATCGATCGCGGCTTGGCCACTGGCCGGGTTGAGGTGGAGCGCTGCATCGTAGGTCGACCAGTCGGTGAGGCCATCGTCCGGGCTGATCACGACCCACGGATTTCCCGAGGCTTTCCTGCCGCCGTGTAAAACCGGAAGTCCACCGACCGCCATGCCCAAGCGACTGGTGATCCCGACGCCCACGGTGGGGCGGTACATGCCGCTGATCGAGTCGGCCTGCAGCGGCAGGCCGGGGCTTGCCGCGGTGCCGCTTTTCATATTGGCCAGGGCGCCGGTGAAGGTTCCTGTTACGGCGAGGTTTCCGGTGATGGCAATATTCCCGCCGATAGTCGCGGAGCCGGTCACCGCAATCCCCTCGGCAAACACCGTGTCTTGCGCGATCCCGAGCGAAGCCGGGCCGAAGGTCATGACGTTCACGCCGTCCACCGCGGCGCACATGTTATTACTCCCATCGATATAAAACCCGTAATTGGTCTTGCCTCCAAACGAGACGCCAGGGCCCGAAACCGATCCGACGACCGCCTGGACGGCGCCCGCAAGCACCTTGCCCGTCTCGAGGGTCACGCCGGCGCCGCTGAGCGAAACAATATCGGCGCCACCGGCCGCGAAACCGAGCACCCCCGCCGACTTCCTGTAGAGGCCAGTCGTCATTTCCGTGGTGAGCGTGATCGACGGTGCGGACTTCGTCCCGTCGGCGAAATGCGCGATCGAAAAGCCCAGCATTTTGCCATCGGGACACACGACGCCCGGCCCTCCGAGCAAGTTCAGGTTCGTCTCGTTGACCGTATCTTTGGCGGCATATGTTTGGCTCGCTGTGACTGTGCAAGTAATGGCCATATTATGGTTTCTCCTGGAGTTGAGCCGTGCGGCGATCGATGTAGTCGCGGATAATCCACTCGGCGACATCGCCGCCGGTGACGCTTTTGCCGTTGATCTGGAAACTCTTCACTGCCGCGTTCTGGTCGAGTGGAAATTCGATGGTGCCGGCAGGCGATTGCTTGCCGGGCGCGCCGTCCTTGTACTCGACGGTCTCCTGGTGATAGCGGATGAAAATCGCTCCCCCCAAGGGGTTGTCGATCTGCACCTGAACGGCACGGTGCTTGCGCTTCGTGACGTGGCTTTGCTGATCGGTGAACAGCTCGAGGTTGGGCAGGTCGGGCATGGTCAGGCGGTTTTAATGCTGGCCGCTTCGGCGAGCTGCTTTTTGCTGAAATCTCCCGGCAGTTTCCCCCGGCGCTCCAGGGTGCGCAGACCCTTGGCGTACTGCGCATCGAAGGAGTACGGATCGGAGGCTGTGCTCGCGATCGCGATGCGGTCGGGTACGCCCCGGCGTTCCACCGCGATGGGTTTGTCCCGATCCTTCACAGGCCGGAGTAAGGTGACGGTCTGCCCCAGTTCGGGGATGTCGTATTCGTAGGAGGGCATGACTAGAGTTTTTTATTGATTGCCCGAAGTACTTCTTCGACGGACGCAAGTTTTGCCTCCACGGCACTGAGTCTCTGCCCGACGATTCGTTGCTCGGTCCGCTCCTGTTCAAGCGATGCAATGCGGGTTTCCGTCGCTTGGATCTGGATCCCCATAATCTGCAATTTCAGCTCTCGCTCCGCGCGCATCGATTCGGTTCGCGCGATGGTCACGGCGTGCAGATTTAGCACCTCTTGCTTGATCGCTGCTGCATCGGTCTGGCGTTCGGCATTGAGCTTGTTCGCCTGATTCGAAACATCGACGCGAAAGCGGTTTATGTCGTCGCTGTTTTTCTGCCAGCTGATTCCCAAGCCAAACGAGAAAACGAGGACAAGCGCGACGTGCCCGACGTTAATCGAAAAGAAATTGTCGAAGAGTTTTTTCATACGTTGTGTTTTACCCGGCTTTGCAGGACGGCGACCCGGTCGGAGACGATCTTTTGCAGCCGCGGAGAGAGTTTGCCGTCCATGGCTACGATGGGATCTTCCCCGGCGTTCACCTGGTGGGCCCACGCGGTGAGGTTCTTCAGACTGAGGCCGTTCAGCCGGGACCAGGTCCAGCCGGCCGCAACGAGGCAGGCGATCCCGATCAGGACGAATTTCTGGCGGCGTTCGGCGAGTTCGGCCGAGGCCGCTTTCTCGATCGCTAAGTCGACGCGCTCTCGCTCGTCCTGGGCTTTCTTGAGGGCGGCGTCTTTCTGGGCCACCTGCTTGAGCAGTTCGCTCGAGCGTGCCGATTCGTCCGCGTAAAGGGAGCGGGCAAAATCGCGTTGCCCTTCCATGAACGCAACGCGGCGGCGCTCGGCCTCGAGCAGGGCCAGTGGATCCGGCGCGGGCAATTTCGCCATGATCGCGGGCA